AGACCGAGCCCAGTGGGGCTGGCTCATTACGAGACAGGACCCAATATCCTTCAAGTCGTGAGACACCGAAGGACGGACTTGTTGCTTATCGTAAAGGGACGTGAGCCCCTTGACCCTGGAGTGTTCAAAGACACCGGGGCCAAACCGACACGCGTGAATCCATTCGCGTGAGTCAACCTCGTTCCCAAGGATTTCTCTGATTTTTCCTGACGCGCAAGAAAGGATGCGCGTTACCAGGTCGCTTGCCACATTTTGTGGGGCGGCAGAAAAATTCCGGATACGAAGGTTAGAACTCCGACACACCTCCTCAGCCTCAAAGAATTTAATCTTCGCGGCTAAACCCGGATCCACACCCTGTATTTTCAAGGGAGCCTTCTGAAGAAAACACGTGGCCTGACGGTCGCATGCAAACTCAAAAGGCGCATTATAGGATTCGGGTACTACGGCTTTCCGAACAAGCTGTTCGAGCTCGCCATAGCGGAGAAGTATCTCACAAGAAAGTGAGACAGGTGTATCCAAGGATTCATACAAATCCCTAGCAACGTCGTATAGCAGCCCATAAGGGGCTCTATAAGAACTCAGCATAGAGCTGAGCGTACCGATCAAGGCCTTACGGCCTTGAAAGCCTTGGTGAGATCTAGCCATCACTCTTTCTCGAGCTTTCGTTCGAGGCGGGTTATGGCGAGACGATAAAACATCAGACGCTCTAACTCTGAGTCCCAATGGGGCATCAGAGCCGTGAACGCTGATGGATGATCGCCAGCTATCCTTTCCAGTCGAGAGAGCATCAAAACCCTATTCTCAGCTTGCGAAAGCTGAGCGTCGGAGCAGTAGTCATTGTAGAGTGCGCAGGCTCTGACGAGCTCGTGCCTCCACTTTTGACGGTGATCTATCAGTCGACTTCCGTCGACTGACGTGACCATCCGCAACACATCGTGGATGATGTCGCACAAGAGAACCAAGTCGCTTGGATTACTCATGATGATGACCTTTCTAAGTAGGGATAGCGCCGGACTCGGCAGCTGTCTTGAGAATTGCGAGTCCAGCAGCTTCCTTGAAGCGTGCATAGAACTCGTCAACCTCTGCGACAGTCACCTTGGCCGGCCGAAGGATCTCCATGGTACCAGTGATGGTACCATCCAAAGCTCCGGTAGTCGCGTTGATAACGGGACGCGTGAGCTTGACCCCGATGCGATAAACACCGTTCGCCTTATCAGCCGGGACCTTTCGGGTCATGGTGAGATAAGAAGAGCCAAGAATCGACGTTGCACCGCTTTCGAGCCATTGGGCGAGGTTCTCATCACGAGAATACACACCAAATGTCACGTTTGCGGCGGCGTTGTTCTTGAGGGTTACATCGGCAATTGCTGCCATAAATCACTCCAATGGAGGAAAATAAGTCTTAATAAAGACGAAGAGCCAGAAAGGAAAAATCCAATCTAGCGGGAAACCGCTCGGAGTAGCGCCAAAGAGGTGACCAGTTTTTGAAAATTAAACAGGTCAGTTCTCACAGGCGGAAACATCGTAAGCGGGTCGATGCTCAGGAAATTACGACCATAATCGCGCCATTTTCCATCGTAATGCTGGTGACTGTTCGTGTAAGTATGACCCCCGGACACCCGAATGGTGGTCGGCTGATCATACGAAAACGTAAGGTCATTCACATTACTTTGAAGCGCGCGTCTTATAGTCAATCCATTGAGAGCCGTCAGCCCCTGCAGATAATTCCCGACGTGGCAAAACCAGTCAAAAACGAAACTGAAAGGAACGAGCTCCCAAGCAACAAGCAATGGGTTGGTAAGACCAAGCTGTTGCAAGGCAGAAAAGTTTGGATTTGAGACTTCAATCCAGACTTTCATCCGGTTCGTATAAGATCCCGTAAGGGTTTTCGTATACGTTCCGTCAGCACCACCACCGTAAGCAGCGTAAGTGCCCGAGGAAGCCCATTTAACCTGGGCAACTTTGGTGCTCTGTACGCTAAAACGGGGGGGTCTGCCGCCAAGAGTCTGCTGAGCGAAAAACTCAGCGGACGACTTGACATCCATAAGTAGAGGTGTCCACCCATACTTATATGCCAGCCACGTCTTATGAACGCGGCCAAGCGGGAGGTCAAGCTGGCGGGCAACTTCCCTAAAGTTGCCTCTCCTAAAAGATCGGTATGCGTCAGAGATCCGCTTAGCGGTTCCCAAGATCATTGCCGATGTTTTATGAGCCTCAGCTAAGGTAACCGCGAGGTTTGTCTTAGCGTCGGATATCTTACCCAAAAGTTGGATAAGATTGGCTGCGGCTGTCGCATTGGCGATACTTACAAAATCAGCACTTACGAGACCAGAAGAGGTCCCGTCAATGATGTTTTGATTTGTATACGTCAATCCAGCAGGCACAGTAGTCGTGACTACACCCGTTGAATTGTTCCTATCATAGCCTCCGGCATAGGTGATCTGAGATCCCCCATGCTTTTCGTCTATATAGGGATTCACCGGGCGATTGTCACGAAGTACACTCCGGTAGTTGGGCGTATTAGTCCACGTACGGGATCGCGTCTGGAAAAGTTGGTTTTTTGAACCGCTAGAACTAGACGAGAAACTGTCACTAGGCATACGCCCTCCTATGAAGTGTTACCGGTCAGCCAAGGCTAGACCAGAAGATCAGGGGTCCCCCCGAGGAATCGAGG